CAACAGGCTCTGAAACGATTTCTTCAACTACTGCTTCCTGATCAGCAACTACTTCTTCAGTCGCTGGTGCATCTGTGACACTCTCTTCAATAGAGTCATCGCTCTTAACAATTAAGCGAGCCACATCTGCTGGTGATGGAACGCTAGTCTGTGATACTGCCATAAGTTCTCCTGACTGTGATGCTTTGGCTAACATTAGTTTAGCGTTAGGGTTCGCAGGTCTATCAACCAATGACACTTCAATGATCTGTCCATCAACGATACGGCCATTCACAGCCTTCTCATCTCTGATTAGGCGTGGAGCTCTAATGCCGATACTGAAACCCTTTAGAACACCAGTTTCTACTTTCTTCACACTCACCGGATCAACCACTAGTGCTGTGATGTAGTGTCCATCGGCTTTAGATTCGTAGTCTGTGGCTACACCAGCAGCGATGTTGCTGTGCTGTTCTCGCACATTGCCACCAGACTGAAACCAGTCAGGCATGGCTCTCTTCAGCCAGGACTCATCACAAATCTGATTGTCTATGTCTAGGCTGTCATCGGTTGCCTTACCGTAAACCTTTAGAGTGCCATCTTCCTGTTTCTCTTGTTTGATGATGGCTGCATAACTGGTTGCGAAATCACTCATTGTTGTTTTGTCTTTCTTCTCTTCATCTCTAAGGATACCTTTAGCCCATGACCATCCGGCATCTCCACCCCACAACAGCCAGGCGATGTATCCGGCTGAATCAACTCCCCAACCTTCGCCTTTCTTATCCACTTCGTGTCTGGCAAAGTAGGAATTCATCCGTTGGATGGTGTCTAGCGATACCGATGTGCCATTAGATAAATCTCTGGCTCTGGCCACACCCACTTCTGTGCCACCACGGTTGTGTTTGGCTCTGAGCTCTAATCCCCGTTTGGCATTTGACTGCACTTCTGATGGTGGCTTGAAACTCACTATCTAAACCTTAACCTGAGTAGATAACAGACACATAGCCTGATGGTGATGTAGCACAGATGGCGTATAGCTCATCATTTGCACACAACCAAATCTGGACAGATGATGCGGTAGCCAAAGCGTTACCGATAGTCGCACCTGTGGCTGTGATGGACTTGTCACCTAGATAGATGGTTGCACCTGTGTTGTTGTAAATCTGCACAGCAGTCTGTTGAACACCAGGATTCACTTTCACCAATAGATTTGATGTAGTGCCTACCTGAGTGTTGATGTGTATTAGAGCCATGACTATCCAATCCTGATTGTGTATGCTGCCGATGATTGCTGACCCAAAAGCCAGACAGCCATCAAACGGTGATGCCCATCAATAATGATACTCTGCTCATTTACTATGGCGATAAGTGGCAGAGATCTAAATGGTGTTATAGCCTGACCCATCGCTTCAATGTGTTTCGCTATCTTCTTACGCTTCAACCATTGATCTGTTGCATAGAGCTCATCTAGGTCATGCACTTCAACAGTCGCATCATCCCACAGGTTCGGATCAACAGTAGGCACAGGCACAACCTGCCACGGTGACTCTACAAACTTCAACGGATTATCTAGTTCTGGATGTGCTGGATTAGGTAGCACTTCTAGACGGCTCAATGCTCTGGCCACTTCCCACGGCCCTGGCACACCTTTCTCAATGTGAGCAGACATCTCAATAGAGTCAGATTCTTCATCGTCACTACTGTCATCTTCACCTGTGAACTGTGGCACAGGCATGACTGTGCATCGGCAGTTAGTGTGAGCCGGTGGTTCTGTTACATCTTCCCCAAACTCTTCACCGATAGCTCTCTGCTGTCCATCAAACTCTGCACACAAATCGCATGGATCTAGAGCAGACCATTCCATCTTCTCCACACCCAGATCACGGTAGTTGTCCATCGCTCCATTAGACATGGCTCGCTTCATCTCTGTGTTGGCTATCGTATAGGCTCGCACAGGATCACCCACAATGTCTTCCAAATTCTTACCTAACTCTGCACCTGATGCACCAGTCTTCAAAGCATCAGCAAGCCTTGTGCCAATCCTGTTGATAGTGGTGGCATTCAATCCCCTGATAGTGGCGTTGGCTTTATCTAGCAACGCTTGTAAACCACCTTTAGGCCTGACTAGCACTTCACCCAGATTGCCACCTGGTGTCCATGTATTCCAGTCAATCTGTAGTTTGCCAAAGATGTCATCATTGCTGGATGCTTTCTTCAGTCGCTGAAACGCTACAGCAGCCTGAGCCGAATCTGACCCTAACAGGTATCCTGCACCGTAAATGTTTCGGAGAGCAGTCAGCACATCCTGATCAGTAAAGCGAACATGAATGCTCGCCCATTCTCTGGCCTGTTGTGGCGTGGTTTCTCCACCGGCTGGATGTGTGGCTGTCCAGTCATCAACAATCTTCTGAATGTCAATGGATTTGACTAGAGCATCTCTGAGATCTGTAGAGTATCTGGCTGATGTCCTAGTCAGAGCTCCATCTACCCGATGCCAGAAGGTCATGAGATGTATCGCTCTGCAAACCATCTAGCACCATCAAAGTCACCTAGTGCCACGAACTTGTTTAGAGTTTCAGCGTAGGTGGATGGCATGGATGTGAATGTGAATGGTCTGGTTGGTGACTTTCTTAGCCAGCGTATGAAAGCCTTAGATTCCTGAATGGCCGCTTTGTGTGCCATCAAGTCCAGGCTTTCTTCACTCTGATCAACATCTTCTGCTGGAGCAGGTTCGGCAGGTTTGCCACTAGTGTCTGCTGGTGACTCATCAGGTAATTCCTGCTGTGAATCGGTTGGCACAGCAACAGATGCTTCACCAGAATTGTTGGAATCTATGCCACCACCAGTCACAGGAATCAGACCATCATCGGTGAGAGTAAATACGGCAGAGCCAGCAACAAACAAAGGTTGATCTGCTAACGGTGAATCTATGAGTGGCAGACCTTCTTCTGATCTGGCTTCATTGAGAGTGATACGGCCACCACGGACTTTGTTGTCCATAGTCTGAGCTAAAGCCTGAGAGTCATTACGGTCAGATGGCATGAACTTGAACTCTAGTTCTCTCGGCATACCTAAGAACACATAAGACATTTGGGACAGCATCCTGCCAACCCATTGAGATAGTGGAATCAAACCAATCACTTCAGATGATGTGGCTTCACCAGCCTGATGACCTGCACCACCCAAACCAGTCTTAGGTGTGAAACCAATTTCTGTTGGCATGACACCGAAATGGCCACAGATGCTGGTCACAAGGAACTCATCTAACACATCTTTGAACTTCTCGCCGTAGCCATCCATCTGCACAGGGTCAAGTCCGGCAGGTAGTAACCTGGCTCGCTTACGCTGTTCTGTCTGACCAGCCAAATCATCATTCAGGATGTTCTCATAGGCTCTGAGCAGATCAGGGTTGTTACCGAAGTTTGCATCAGTCTTGAACATGAGCTCAGGTAACACGCCATCGGTGTATTCAGCACGAATCCATTGTTGACGGCGTAGATAAATGTCAGCCAAAGGTAATGCTCGCTCTACTGGTGACAGACCGTAGATGGTGGTGGTTCTGCGATTCCTGATCATGTATTGCAGTTCATCGCTAGTGAATTCGCCATCCACATCTTCACCTTCAGATGGAGCAGCGAACTCTGAGCGTGGGAAACCATACAAGATTTGTTGGAACGCTGGCTGTGGTGGTAATGGTCGCATACCACGATCATCAATCAAAGGTTTGATGGTAGAGCCATCTAGCACCTGCAAGCCACGAAGGTCACCACCTACTGTCTTCTGTGGCCATACAGCCCAGGCATCTAACACTAGGATGTCTTCTAAAGCCATGTTTAGCCAGTCAGCGAAGATCAGGCCGTTGCTCAGGTCTGGCACTTCCCAAAACTGCTTGGCTCTAGAGATCTCTTCACCGAATTTGTCTTTGGCGATAGACATAGCTCTAATCCGGTTCTTCTCACCTGACTCTGCCATGACTTTCTCTACAGCATCTTCACCGAGAACGATGTCCCACTCTAGACCAACCATCTTCTGTTTCATCACTTCAACACATCGGCGTAGGATGTCTATCTGTTCGGCTGCTGCCCTGAGAGTCTTGAAAGGGATGAGCCGTGTTTCGGTGATGTTGATGTTCTGAGCGACTTGGTATTCGTATCGCCGTGGGTCAGGTCTGCCATCAGGTCTGACTGGGTTGATAGAGCCAGGGACTAAAGGCAAGCCTGGTGTGAAAGGCACATTGGCCAGATTTGGATCTCTGGGTAGAGCTACGGTGTTACCGTATGAGCGTTGCTGTTGCATCTGCCACTCAGGTATTGGTGCGACATCTGGTGATGCTTTGGTGATCTGGTCTGCCACACGCTTGGCAAAGTTATCTAGTAGTCCCATTATTTACCAATCATCGCCTGTATCTCTTCATCAGTTAATCCTAACGCTCTTAGTTTCGCCATGGCCGATTCTTTCGCTCTCTGCTCTGCTGTCGGTTCTGGATCTGCTACTTCTATCTGCTCCACAATGTTGTGGAGTGGATGGTCATGTGTGTCATCGCAGTTTTCACAGAAACCACCTTCACCGTATGTGATGTTTAGAGCCATCAGAAACCTACCCATATCGTGCCTGTGTTTGAGCTGTTTAATGTTGTCCCTGTGAATGTTGCTGGGAATGAAGTCTGTCCCGATAGAGTCCATGCTAGAGCGTTAGCAGTTGAAGTGAATAGCGAGCTCGCAAACGCTGGCATCATTGTTGTGTTTGGTGCTGCTCCACCACCACCACCTGCACCAGTCACATTGTTGAAACCAAGCAGAGATGGTGATCCTGTTGTGGAAAGATAAGCGAGCCAGTAAAGCCCTTGCGATAACGGCTGACTGATAGTGATGATTTTAGTTCCGACTGTCGCTGTTGATACTGTGCCAGCATCTAGCAGTAGAGTGCCTGGGTAGTCTTCAGAAGCAGAATTGTTGTAGATACCTAATCGCATCACACCGCTTGTCGCAGTTGTTACAACATAAGTGGCCATCTTTGTGGCTGTCGCACTAGCACCAACATAGAACGGTTGCAGATACAGAACATTCAATGTGGCTGCGGCTAAAGTTCCACCACTTCCATCTGCACCTAAATAGGTGTAGTAATAGCCAGTCTTGAATCTTGGCGTTAGTGCAGCTGATCCACCACCACCGAATGTGCTAACTGAGCCAGTCGCATCCACATACTTAGGTGTATTACTAGTCACATTCAGCCAGGCATCTCCCTTCCTAGGGTTAGCCGGATCAGAAGACACATTCGGAAAAGTAAAGCGTTTCCCCAACTCCAACTTGGCCAGCCTGTTCTCAATGTTAGAGATGATGCCCTGCAAACTAGGTGGCAGATTTATGAAAGCCATTAGTTCTCCAAAGGTGTTGAGCAGTAAGTGCAGATAGTCGCAGACCGAGTGATCGGCATCCTACATGATGGACAGAATTTCGCTAGTGATGCTAAACCCATAATACTGGACTGTGATTCCATTAGCTCATGCATAGCCCACACCATCGCATCCATACGGTCAGGTGAAGTGTTTGAGTCAGGCGTGTAGTTGCACATCTGATCTTCTAGTTCTGGAAACAGGCCGACATGGTGAGCTCTACGCTGTTCATACAATGCTGCTACCGGTTCGGCTCTCACCAGTTTGCCCCTAGTGGCTGTCACCTTCTTGTATGGCACACTAGCATCTACTTGCCTGAGCAGAAGTTCTATCATGTCACCACCATTGTTGGTTTCACCGATGACACGATCAGCGTTGTAGTCGTGGAAAGCCTGGACTGCTACTCTCGCCCATTTCTCTGGTGATGCTCTTAGAGTCAAGTCTTTCAGCACATAGTAGTGGCCGTCACTAGTCATGCCAGCGACCACAATACCTGTTTCATCTGACTGGTCACCTGATGTTACGGCAGGGTCTATCGCTACAACGATTCGCATGAGTGGTGGATACTCTGTGACACGCTCTTGATCTATGATGGCGTGAGTCCATAACGCTCCATCCACATCATCAACAATTTCACCGTATAGCTCTTGCCTACCTAGGCGAGTGCCTTCATACCTGAGTCGCATTTCAGCGAGTGCTGTTTCAGCGAGATTCTTGGCGTTATCAAATGTTGATCCACGGACAATCTCTATGCCTTCTCTAGCCACCAGGTCTTTGATTAGTTTGACTGGTCTAGGTGTGGTTGTGACCACGGTCTGTGGTCTGTCACCTAAGCGTAGGCCGAACTGGTATTGATCCCATGCATCTGCATACTTGAATGATGCGAGCTCATCAAACCAGCCACCATGGAACTGTGGCCCACGAAGCCGGTTAGGTTCTTCACCAGAATAGAGTTTGATGCGACTCTTGTTGGTCAGCACTATCTCACCGATAGACCGGTTGTAGTCTTTGAGTGTCCCATACTCTCTCAGGATCTGCACTACACCTGACACACCTTCGGCACAGGTATCTCTAGCATCAGCAAATGTTGGTGCGACTATCGCCCACCTGGTGTTGCGTTTCCGAGATGCTTCAAAAGCAAGCCATTCAGCAGCAGATCTGGTCTTACCGAATCCACGGCCAGCCAGCAGTAGCCACACACGCCAGTCACCGTCAGATGGTATCTGGTTAGCTCTGGCTTGGAGATGAGTCCATTTCACTCTGCGAGCTGCTATCAAGGAGTTCAACGAGTCTTCGGACTTCTGCATCAATGGTGTCACCGTCATAGTTGGTCACTTCAATCTGTTGTTTGAGTGGCTGGTCTAGCCCCAAAAGTTTGGCACGGCGTTCTTGGATACGAAGGAATGTGTTGATGGCTGTGAGTTCACCTTGCATCACTTTAGACCAGATGCTGGCTTGAGCCATGTCTAGCCGGTCTTCTTCCATCTTTCGGATGGCTTCTATGTCATCTCTGACTATGCGTTGGCTGGCTCTGACATAAGCATCTTGTGCTGATGATCCATGCTTGTAGCCAACCTGTTTGGCGATGAGATCCCAGGTTAATCCGCCACGCCTGAGTTTGACTACTTCGGCTTCTTTCGCCAGCACTTCAGGCTTTGGTGGTCTGTTTCTAGGTCTTGCCATAGTTACAGCCTAATTGATGTCTGGTGTGGTGAGTAGTGTGGCTTTTAGGCCTGTTGCTTTCTCTAGTCTTTCTACAATCTTATCTACATAGAAGGGATCTAGTTCTATCCCTATGCCTATGCGATTAGTTCTTGCTGCTGCAACTAGTGTTGAACCTGATCCTGCGAATGGGTCAACGATGACTGCCCCTTCTTTAGTCCATCGTTCTAGGATTTCACTTAGCATCGCTACCGGCTTTTGGGTTGGGTGAATGCGTTTGCCATCTCGTTCTCTAGCTTGGAATCCAGCCCACAGGTATCTGAGTATGTCTTGTTTGTGTGGTGTTGCTGACCAACATAATTCAAATCCTGATCCCAGTAGGTTGTCTAGGACTTCTATGGTTCTCTTATCCCAGACCAGCCAGGATCCGCTTAGGTCTTTGTCTGTGAGTGTGCGAATGTAGTAGTTAGCTCCGAACCAGAATTGTTCTTGCACATCTCTGAAGTATGTTCTGAATAGTGTCGCATCAAATGGCACATCGTCATTTGCGACTTTCTTGTAGGCGTAGCCTTTGTTGATGTCATTTGCTATTGATGCCCAATCTGTGTGGACATCTATTCCATACGGTGGATCTGTGACAATGCATCCAACTGTGAGTCCTGCTGTTATGCGATCAAGATTTAGGATGTCTTGTGAGTCACCACATAGGATGCGATGTGAACCGATTTGCCATAGGTCACCTGGTTTGGTGGTTGGTTCTTCTTCATCAAATGTGAGTGGCTTGTCATCGTCTTCACTAGGGTCTATGAGTGGGTTGATTTCGTCAAAGCCGAATGATGAAACATCCCATCCCATGCTGTCTAGGTCTATGAGTTGGTCTGCCAGAATTTTGGGATCCCAGTCTGCGAGTTCTGCTGTTCGGTTGTCTGCTAGAGCGTAGGCTTTGGCTTTGTCTGTTGTCCAGTCTTCTGGTAGCCGTGTGGCATCTATGTGTGTCCATCCGAGCTCTTTTGCTGCTCTTACTGTGCCATTTCCGGCGATTATGACACCATTTGATGTGATTACGATGGGTTTACGCTGGCCGAACTGCTCTAGTGATCCTGCTATGGCTTTCAGGTTCTTGCTGTCATGTGTGCGAGCGTTCTCAGGATCTGGTGTGAGATCCTTGATGGCTATCTTCTCTACTTGCATCAGAATGGTGTGCTGTCACTCAGGTCAGTCATAGGTGCTGTCCATGAGTTGGTTGTCGCTGATGTTCGCTGATCTGCAATCTGCTGGTCTGCGACTTTCAGCGGATCAGTTAGTGTGAGCTCAGAGAACTTGCAGTTGTTGATGGACACTTTGATACTGCGACCAGGCTTGCCATTCATGTCCAGTTTGACTTGGCCTTCTTTGTCTGTCCAGTCTTCAATCTTGAGTGATAGTAGTCCAGAGAACTTGCCAGATGTGCCTTCTGTAAAGGTCACCGGCTCTGTGAACCATGCTGTGTATCTTCTGGTGACTAGTTCACCGTTTGCGTTCATTGATTTCTCGGTCACATCCACGCCACATCCGCCGAAGAAGATGCGTTCTGCTGTGCCTTTTACGCTGATAGATGCCATTTGTTGCCTTCCTGTTGTGCGAGTATCTCGCTATGTGTTTCTAGTTTAGTCTTTTCAGTATCTTCTGTCTATCCACTTCGGACACACCACCCCAGACACCGTGTGGCTCTCGGTTCTCTATGGACTCTTCAAAGCACAGCCTTTTGACTGGACATTGGTCACAGATCTCTATGGCTTTCTGCACGGTGAGTGGGTTGAAGAAGATTTCAGGGTCAATCCATGGTGTGGCACAGATGGCGATGATTTTGCCGTTCTCATCATGTGTCTTGAATTTGAAGTTGAGCATTTGGTTTCTCCCAGATTTGTAGGTGTATTGATGGTTCTTCGTTTGGCTGCACATACTGCTTGACAGCGTGGATGAGTGTGACCTGCTGATCATCGGCCCAGATGTTACCTGCATCGGTGACAGCATCTAGAGTGAACCTGACCATCTTGTCCGTGTCAGGTTTGACTGTGTGATGTTCTCTGGTCACCGTCTTAGGTCTGGTCATCCGGAAGATGATCATGATGCCTACGGGTGTGTCTTTAGGTAGTGTCTGCCAGCCTTGCCTGACTGCTTCAGCTCTGATCCATGTGGATGTTTGTGAGCGAGTCTGTTTCAGGCCCTTGGATGCTTCAACTAGCACTACTCTGCCTTGTGCTGTTTTGAATGCTGTCTTTGAGCCTTGTGGTTTGGCTTCTAAAGGCACTCTAATCTTGAGCAGGTGGTTCGCCATTTATGATCTCAAATGCTATGGCGTATCCTGCACGGCGTGTGGCTCTTTCTTCAACACCTGCCGATGAGTCATCAGCCCAGGTCTTCAATGCTGTGAGCAGATCATCTCCGATGGCTGACCCACTCTCTGTGTCAATGACCTGTGTCAGCACTTCGCCTTCTGTCACACACTCACAGAAGTCACCAAGATACTCTGGTATGTCTGAGTATTGTGGCAGACCACAATGGCAGTCACCACCGTTGTAGTATGCGAAGAAGTTATCTACGGCCTGTTCTGTGGTGTCGGCTGTCACTTTGTATGCTGTGCCAGACAGCACGGTGTATTCGCTCATGGTTATGCCTTCCCTGTTAGAGCTAGGATTTCGTTGATGTGTAGCACAAGATAGTTCTCACCATCGTGAGTGATTTCTGTGCCTGAGTGCTTCCTGATCAGGATGATGTCACCTGGTGTGACCTTGGTGTGGTCATCTGATACTGCGATGACTGTCGCATACTGTGGTCTTTGCACAGCAGCATCAGGCAGGATGATACCTGAGTCGGTCTTGTTGTCTGCCTGTTCAACTTGAGCTATCACTAGGTCTTCGCTGATTGGTTTGATTGTGGTCATGTTGCCTTCCTAATTTGTGTTGTGGTTTTCGCAATGCTGGATAGCATCTGATTCAGTATGCCATTGATCCCAACAGTTTCTTGTCTGTAACACGGTTGCCATCCAAATCACTCCAGCCAGGATCATGCCGGAGATGATGATGATAGCGGCCTGTTTCAGCACTTCTTTATCGGTTAGTGGTTTTGACATCTTTGCCGTTCTCTAGTTTCTCTTTGAGCTCCACCATCTGTTGCTCATCCAGTAGTGCAATGAGTTTCTTGAGTTTCCGGATGGCTCTCTTCTTGAGTGTGGTGCGTTTACTCATTTGGCTGTATCTCTGATCAGTTTGATGAGTCGCTCCAACAGCAGTATCGCTGGCCCATGGTTAGTGTGTTCTGGGTTTAACAGTTTGATGATGCGTTCACGCTCATGTTTCTTACCAGCAGACCAGGCTTCATGATGTGCCTGATCTATCTCCACATCGGCTTCAACCTTGCCCACTTCTAGAATGGCGGTGCGAATAGCATCGGCTGACTTGCTATAGCCAGTCTTCTCCCAGTTATCTGCAATCTCAGATAGTCGCTGGATAGTGGCTGCTCTCTGTCTGCTCTCACCCTGACGGCGATAGAATTCTCTGACTCTCTCAGCACTCACTTGTTGCTCTCTTCATCTAGCTTTGTGAGTAGCTCATCATAGACATGGCAGTAGATGTCATCACAGACACCGGCTTCTCTGTATGGTTTGCACAGCATCTTGGCCAGCCACGCTTCTATACGGTTACGCTCTTCTTTGACACCTTGAGCGATGAGTCGCTTTATTTGCTCTTGTGCTGCAGCCTGGTAGATGTCACCCACTTGATCTGTTGTTTTACTTGCCATTGGTTTTGCCTTCCTTTAGTATCAGGTCAGATGCTCTCTGCATCCCGTTATCTCTGAGTAGTCTGATGATGCGATGTTTCTCACCGATGCGACCAGCATCCATGAATGATTTGCTGAGATCCACCATCACCGTGTCGGCAGCCTTCAAGAACTTGACTGACTTAATGTGACTGCGAATAGCAATGATGATTGATGCCACCGTGATGATGGCTAGTGTGCAGATAGTTATGATCATTTGATTTCTTCCATGATTAGTTCTCGGAGCTCTCTGTATGGCATCCGAAATGGGGATTGATGTGTAGCAGTTTCTAGATTGTAAATCTCTAGTTTGTCCAGCAGATCTAGCAGTCGCTGTCGCTGAATTCTTTTACCAGTCTTATAGCCTTGTAGCCATCTGGCTTTGAGTCGCTTCTCAGGTGTGTCACCGTCTAGCTCTTGTTGCAGATCTACGGCCATGAGTGTGTCTGCACTTCTCATCATGCCACCATCAGGATGATGACTGCGATGAGAGTGGCTACGATGAGAGCCAACGCTGCACAGCCTATGACTGCACAACCGTAGAGCATCTGCTGTTCTTCATCCATCACTTATCTCTCCAAATGTATGCAACGATTCCTTGGACAATGATGATCAGGACTGCTCCAGCTATAAACTGCCAGCCCATCATTTCACATTCAATCTGACCGATGCCATACCGGTCTTCATCGGTATCTCCATGGACTCATCCACATGAGTCTGCAACAGTCTGAGAATCTCATCAGTATCTGGTGACTTCCTGCCAGCAATCTCAGACCAGGATACTTTGATGCCATCTATGGTGATACCTGAAACACCTTCCAGAGCAGACTTGACTGCATCTTTCTCAGATTCCAACTGTTTGATGGTGGTGTTGATCTCAATGTATCGGCTGGCCGCTTTGGTCGCTTCATCATTGACTATCGGTGTGCCAGAGAAATCTGGTGCTTTACCTGCACACAGAGATCCATAGAACGGACAGTAGTTGGAGCAGAAAGAAACAGGATCGCGTTCTGGCTCAGGTGCATCTGTCTGTGACTCCACATCTTTCAGCCATGCCAACGCTTCCAGAGCTATCTGCTCATCGTATGGCTCTGAGTGGATGATGATGTCATTCTCTGATCCATCTCTAGGTATGCCCACTAGTGTGACAGTTTTCACTTCATAGCCAGCGAGTGACATCAGGTAGCCGTAGGTTTGCACCTGCCAGCGTTTCTGTTTGGTCACAAAGTAATCCACGCCTGAAAGTTTGATTGTCTTCCAATCCACCACTTCACCGGTGCGAGTATCAAAGTAGTCAATGGTCGCTGGTGGCAGACCAGGGTTCTCAACCCGATGTTCTATCAGCACACCATCTTCAGCGACTGCACTCTCAATCATGGCGTGGATTGCTGTGCCAAGCATTGATGCGAGCCTGAGTGTTGTGTTTGTCCCTTCATGGCCCTGACTCATGTGCCAGACCTTTCTACGGCAGTCACCGAGTGAGCTCACGCCTATGGCTTTCTGTTGTGAGCGTGGTCTGGCATCATCTTGTGCCAGTAGCAGGTCAGTTAATTTCTTTGCATCCATGAGATAGTCTTCTCTCTCTTAGAATCCGTTTAGATCAGCAGCGATGATTGCATACTGCTGGCGTTGGCGTAACTCAATCTCCAGATAGATGTTTGATGATGAGTTAGCGAAGTGAGTGTTTAGAGCCTGACGAGTGTATGAGCGAGTCAGGTGTGCAAAGACATCTTCAGCACTCATGCCTTTATCTTCTACCAGATTCTTGATGATGGTCTTTAGCTCTTTAGAAGCATTCAGTTCTGCATCAATTTGAATCAGGAATTCAATGTCACCGGCTGTGCTGGCAGTAGCCAGTTTGCTAATTGTGTTGTTACGCTTTTCAGTCAACTGCTCAATACGAAGTCCAGTCTTGGTGACTAGTGACTCTAAAGCTACTGCTGGATCTATTACCTTGTTCATTTGGATCTCCCTTATTCGTATCAGGCCAATTCCTGATACATCCATCATCTCATTTCCAGACCCCAAATTGGAACATTTCAGCAAGAAACTTCAGAAGTTATCAAACCGTTACATTGGGGACTTTTAGCAGTCGGAAGGCTCTGAGAGCAGGGAATGGCTTAGTGCCAGCCATCCCCAAGCCAGACAGTCGTATAGGACTTCAAGCGTTGATCATGGGTAGAGAATCTCTACAGCATCGCCATACTCACACAGCACTCTCTCCCATGCCACAAGGATGCTCGTTTTCATGGCGTGATGTGTGATCTCCTGCACTCTTTTCAGCAGGTGTCATCCAGGCTCACCATCAGGATGCGACAAACCCGTGACCCTTTAACGGCTGGTATCTCCGCTGGTTAGGCGTGAGCAGGTTTGACTTTACATCAGTCCAACGATCTCCCGATCTCTGATGTGGTGCAGATTTGGAAGTCTAAACACCATCAGAGATGAGTCGCAAATTTGCCTTAAGGCTTCGGCGTGTCTAAACCAAGGATTTCTTTGACACCCAGTATCTCTAGAGCTAGATATGCTTGTTGTGGCACTACACCATTACCAGCAGCCTTCAGCATCTGGTTGCGAGTGAGTCCAATCTCAGGATCACAAATCCATCCTTCAGGTAAGCCCATCATCCATTCGCATAGCCACGGTGAGAGCCGGTGAGCTCCATCTCGGCCATCTGGAAGTGTTGGTGCTGGTGCTGGTCTGTCTATCATCGCTTCCCAACGGCGTATCGCTGACTCAAACTTGCCCCATGAAATTATGTTGGCGTTTGCACTCTCTACTTGGTCTTCTAGTCTGGCTTTTGGAGCTCCGAGAGCGACCTGTGATGATGTTGATCCGTTAGCAGATGATGTTCTCGGTGTGCCTAGAAGTGCAATCTCAGCGGACTCATTTGTCTGCAATAAGTCAATGGCGATGTTTGGCAAATCAATCTGATGGCCTGACTC